AAAGTACAATCATATAATGCTTTAGGTGTTTTAAGTACAGAAGCCTCCTCTATTGATAATTTTAACGCTGTTGGAAAAACTGCTGTACCTAGTGATGTTCAGAATTTAAGAGTTGAAACGATATCAGATCAATTATTAAGATTAAGGTTTGATAAATCAACAGATGTTGATGTTGTCACAGGGGGAACAGTTGCAATAAGGCATAGCAGTCTTACAAATGGCAATGGCACTTTCTCTGACGCTGTTGATCTTGTTCCAGAATTAAGTGGTAATGTGACTGAAGCTTTGGTTCCTGCACTTGATGGTGAATATATTCTTAAATTTAGAGATGACGGACTCAGGCTAAGCTCTGGGGAGACATCAGTCGTTGTAAGTAACCCTGATCCTTTACCTAAATTATTAGTTCTTAGTGATAGAGAGGATACTGATTCAACACCTTTTAATGGAACAAAAACAGACTGTTTTTTTAGTACTGATTTAAATGGTCTTGTTTTAGGTTCAACTGTAAAGTTAGACGATGCAAGTGTTTCTGATTTTAATGCGATACAAGATTTTGATTTTCTAGATCAGAATAACACTGCTGATGGAGGTACTTATGATTTTGCAAATATTCTCGATCTTGGCGGTATACAGCCTTTACGTCTTAAAAGACATATTGTGACTGAAAGTTTCTATCCTTCAGATACAATCGCTGAAAGAACAGCAAAGATTGATTTATGGGATGATTTTGATGCTCTTACTGCATTTTCAGTCAATGCAAAATTAACTTGTGCGGTGACATCTGCTGCCCCTTCAAATGGCTCATCCTATCAAGATAGTGATTTTACAGGCAAAACTTTTAATACTTTTGCAAATGGTACTTTAGTTGGGAGAGGTTTTAAGTTTAGATGTGAAATGATAAGTTCTGACCCTGCTCAAAGTATTGAAATAGTTGAACTTGGATATATTGCAGAATTAGAAAGCAGAACAGAAACAAGTCTTGGTAACGCGGGTGCTTCTGCTGGTGGATTTATTGCTTCTGGCACCTCAACTAAATCTGTTGTCTTCAGTAAAAGTTTTTTTACAGGTCAGTCGGGAACTGGTGTTGCAGCTAATTCTGTTTTACCTTCAATAGGAATTACTATTGAGAACTTGACTCAAGGAGATTTCTTTGTTTTATCTAATATAACTGGAACAGGTT